GGCTTTTCCAAAGTCCGCCAGGGATATCGCTAGAAACGATAGCCCCTCGTGTTCTGACCGCCGCACGACAGTGTTTATGTCGCGCGTGGCGCTGGTGCAACATCGTACAGCCATTTCATTAGCTGTACAGGACCAGAGAGAGATCAGGCTTTTCATAGTCCCTCCTATCTAGTAGAAGGTGTGCTATCCTCAGCCTATCTCAACAAGGAGCACTTTACATGCCCCCTGTGGCTCACGAGATCGTGGAGTCTTGTCAAAAACAAGACCCTCCACCAGTGATCTCACCGATGATGAACAGAATTCCGATAACTACATTAGAGACCACGACCACTTTACGTGTCGCGATCTCACCGATGTAAATATCCGAACTTCGACGGCCAGTTTTGATTTCCTGGCGTCGTAGGGATCGAGGGGACCGATCTTGAGAAAGATCGAACCTCCTCTTCTCCCTCTGCGCATCATTTCCAGATTCATTGTCCGGCAATGGAAGGTTAGGTCCAGGTGGACCGCTTACGCGGTACCACCCTACGACTCGCCTCCCAAGAGCTTGACGATCATCTGGTCCGAAGAGGCAGCGATGGCGGCTCGGAAGCCGTCAGCCACTGCCTTCGCCTCGGCAGCCGTATAGCCGGCCGGCGGGAGGTCGAAGACCATGTAGAAACTCATGGAAACTTCGACGTTCTCGTCGTCCCGGAACGGGTCCGCGGTGATCTTCGACGTGTCGATCCTCAGCATCCGACGGGTGCGCTTCCCATAGGTATGGGAAGCCTTCACCTGAACGGTGCCGTCACCGCTGGTGTACTCCGACTCGTTCGCCCCCACGGAAGTGCGGGGAAGCGAGATCGTAGTGCCACCAATGGTGACCGAAAGGGGATCGGTGAGTGACATAGGCATCTCTCCTAGGAGCCCGGTTAGACTCCCAATGGCGTTTTGACATGGTGTTCACTTCCCCTTACCGCGATGCTTGGATATACCAAGTGCGGAAAGAATGGACTGCTGACGAGGGGAAAACCCCTCGAATGTCAGTCCAAATCCATAGGGGGATGAGGCCAATCGACGCTTCGTTTCAACAACGAGTTCGATTGGACTAGGGACGGCTTCCGTATTAAACGGATGCCCGCCCTCATACGAATACGTGCGAACATGTTTTTCATGTTCCATTATGTATCCGTATCTCAGCACCAGTCCGTCGCTGGCCATATCGGTGAGGTTTGAAATAACATCACCGGTATTGGCAAACCAGTCGGCGAACCAGCTCCAAGGCGTGATATTCCAGACGACTTCAGGAGTAATCTTGGTACCCAGAAGTTTGTCCATTTTACCGGACGAACCTTGCTTGTACCAATCACCTGGAAGGTGATAGGTGAAAGCACCTGAGAACCAAGTCTTCCTGAAATAAATGTCAGTCTGACGTACCGCGCCTCGAGTTCGGTCACGACCCTTGTTGGCAATGAGGATACTAGAACTTACCGGAAGGTAAGGAATAGTCTCATTATCAACAATTTTCGTCGTGGCGAACTCTTCTGATGGGAATTCGAACCTCCGTCGGACCACTTTACCCGCATCACGCTGATATTGCTTCATAACTTTATCAGCAGTTGATATGGCCTTGTAGACATCTTGAATGTCTCCAAGGAGTGGTTTCAGACCAAACTCTAGATTGAGGTATTCACTAGAGGCCCTTTTAGGGGCCTTCTCGGAGAATTTCTTCGCCGAGGTGAACTTCTCTTTCCAGAGAGTTGCGCCTACCATTTTAGGTAGGCCTTCACGGTACAGCTCAATTAGAGCTGTGGCCGCGTCTGCGACAGAGTTGGTGGGCTTGGCTATGGCTATTGCCTTAGTCCCCAACGCGTGTAGTACGGAATCACTCCGTTCTGCGAGCGTTGGCCAGGAGAAGTACTGAGCAGATGGGTTGCAGGCCAGAAATGGACCTACATATTCGGCTACATAGCCGACCCCGTCTTCTACAGTGTCTCCCTTCATGCTCACGCGTCCCGAGCTAATGTTAGCTTGAGAGCGTGTCATGGAGAAGTTACCACCAATGTCCCCGTCGAGTGCACTTGCGTGCGCCCAACCGGGATGGTTCTCCGATCCAGTAACCTGGATCCCCTTAAGGGTCTGTGGATTGACACTTTCCTCGGTTAATACCCAAGGTTGCCGTGGAACGGCAAAGTGTACAAACCGCGTACGGAGTCGACCGTTTAATCCTGAAGGAATAAGCGGGCGACTCTTCGACGTCGACCCCAAAGGCATCAGAGCTCCTATGGTCAGTAGAGGTTGATTCCTCTACAATATCCCATAACTGCACTGCAGGGATGGGAAATGATGTTGTACCATGCCCCTGGCTCCCTTTCGG